AAGATGACCTGGACTTCTTCGATGACCCAGTTCTTTGTCCACGAGCCATTCCATAATTGAATCCGCACAGGCGTGCGCACAGGATGTTGAGAGCCATCAACGAAAGGGAATGCACCACGGATGGTGTACGTTCTCCCGGCCTTCTTAGAAGCCATCAGCGCCCCTTCCGCTTCCACTTGATTGGCCTCAGGCCTGATGCTCGACGCCCTCGGTTGATCGCCAGTTGTGTTTTCCTTGTCATCCTCTTGCCCTTCCGCTTCCGCTTCTTCGGCTTCGATGGTCGTTGCGCTAGGCTGGCACCCTCAGATTCTCGTTCTGAATCAATCAACCTGCGAAGAGCAAGATATTCTTCTCGGGAGAGAGTGAACCCATCCATGGGAATCACTGCTGCGAAAGTGCCAGAGCCATCGCTGCGCCCTTCGTGAGGCGTTCCACTGTGCATTCTAGGATGATGCTCACGTATTGGTCGCCCGCCCATCCTGTAGATGCCTGGCCCCCGAGGTAAATCGCCTCTGTACCCACGAGATAGCCATGGGTCCAATTTTGTGGTGCGACATCGAAGTCCTCGTTGGTGATGCTGGGAACGAAAGGTGGCCCTCCCGGCGAACCCGTGCTTGAGGCCACTATTCTCCCCGATGCAATCAGGGACTTGTCTTCCCCGAGGACAATCGCATTATGAGACTGGGTAGTCAGTTGCCATTGGGTGGCCGCTGCTTCATCTATTGCAACCAATGTAGTAGTTGTCCCCACGTTGTCGGAATAGACCACTGATACGTTGTGAATCCTCAAAATTGTCTCGTTCATGGCATCGACGAAAGCCCCGATATCAATGCTTTTCTCGTGGAAGGTGTTAGTGTTCCCTAGGTCTTTTGTCGCTCGGATGAAGAAGGAATCCTTCAATGTCACCATGTCCGGCTGTACGCGTACTCCGCCTATCAAGGTGCGTCCTCCATTGCTGCCGGCGGCAGCAAGGGCGCATGCGTCCTTGGCTCGCCGCCTATCCTCTTAGGACCTCACTTATAGGGCACCACACAGTCCGGTGGACTGCGAGGGTGCCAGTCCGCACTCTAGCGAGAGGGAGATAACTCTCTCCGAGATGGGGTGATTTTGGCAACATTGACAGCGGGACCAAAATCAAATGAGGGTTCCAGTCATAATGCCACACTGATTAAATGGGTCGGTGCACAGGGTCCACAGGGAGAGCGTTTGAAGGGAGTATGGGAGTGTCGGACCATCCTGAGCGGGAGAGGGCTAGAAGGGCCCTTCCAGTGCGGCCTGTGGCAAATCCACTACGGTCATCCCGGCACCCCGTTGAGAGTCGATGTCCATTGTGACCGGTGCGGGACCCGTCATCAGCATCGGCCGAACCCAGTTGACCATCGGGGGAAGGTCTCACGGATTTGGTACGTCCCTTTTCCTGATGACGTGGACATTGAAACGCTGTTGAAATATGCTCGGAAGAAGAATTGGTTGCCCCATCCTCAGCATCTGTTCCCGGTCGGATTCACCAAGGCCACCGACCTCTGATAATTGACCATCTCTGCTCACGAGATGCTGATTAATGATGACATCGCTCAGATCTTGGCATCCACAATCGCAGCTGCGAAGCACCTGGGAGCGGTGAAAATCCAAATGTGGCACTGCTCGGCATCCGAATTGACAAAGTGGAACACGCTGTCGTCATCGACAATGACAAGCATGGTTCAGTAATGGTAACGATTCACCCCTGATAATCATGCGAGTTAGGTGGAGGATGCACGCTTACTCAGACATCATCGGGAGTATCTTGCGCCTGCTCCTTGATTAATGAAAGGACAGCCTGAGGGATGGTCGTCTTGACCTGCCTCATCGTGATGATGTATCCAATTTCTTGGTTGAGGGCGTACCGGACGCCAGCGCCGTCAGCATCCACGGCCCATCCATTAATCCACAGGTCCTGAACGAACAGGTGGTCAGGGTCGAGGACGTTCTGTGTAGTGACGTTGGAGGCGTACGAACCCCACCACACCTGCCGGTTGTCTCTGCATGAGCGCCCCGTGATTCCCGTCGAAGAATAATTCGCAATTGCTCCGTTCTTCTCGGTAGCGATTACCAAGGCGGACATGTCTGTACTCATCATCGTGTTCGTAATGTAATTAGTTCCGAGAAAGATGACCTGGACTTCTTCGATGACCCAGTTCTTTGTCCACGAGCCATTCCATAATTGAATCCGCACAGGCGTGCGCACAGGATGTTGAGAGCCATCAACGAAAGGGAATGCACCACGGATGGTGTACGTTCTCCCGGCCTTC